CGCTTTCGTTACCCTGTTTGACGCAGAAGTTAAACAAGCATTCCAAGGTAAGGCAATGCTTGTGGGCGCTGTGCGTCAGCGTAGAGGTGTCGAAGGCTCAACAGTAAAATTCCCAAAAGTCGGTAAAGGTGTTGCGACTGCTCGCATTACCCAAACTGATGTGACTCCGATGAACGTAGGCTTCAGCTCAGTAACTTGCACATTGCAAGACTGGAATGCAGCTGAGTATTCAGACATTTTCTCCCAGCAAAAAGTAAACTTTGACGAGCGTCAAGAACTCGTACAAGTTGTAGCTTCCGCAATGGGTCGCAGACAAGACCAGTTAATTCTGGACGCATTAAGTTCTTCTGGTACTTCATTGACAGTATCTAATGATATTGGTGCTTCTGATTCCAACATGAACTTAGCTAAACTGCGTGAAGCAAAGCGCTTGATGGATAAGAATAACGTACCTGCTGAAGGTCGTAATATTCTGATTCATGCAAACGGTTTATCTAACTTGTTGTCTGAGACAGCTGTAACCTCTTCTGACTTCAATAGCATCAAGGCTTTGGTACAAGGTGAGATCAACACATACTTAGGTTTCACTTTCCATGTATTAGGTGATCGCTCTGAAGGTGGTTTGGCTATCGATGCTAACTTAGATCGTACTTGCTTTGCATTCCACAAAGATGCAATCGGCTACGCTGAAGGTATCGGTATGCGCTCCGAGATCAACTACATTCCTGAGAAGACCAGCTGGTTGGTCAACGAAGTATTCAGCGCTGGCGCTGTAACAATCGATGCGGAAGGTATTGTTAAAATTACCTGCCGTGAAACTGCTTAATAGGGGGCTGACATGGCATTTAATGCAGATGGCTTTGCAACAATCGCAGCGAGTAAAGCTGGCAATGCGCCATCAATTTACTCGTACAAAACAGCTGATACACAAGCAACTGTTAATACCGTTAGCTATTTTGACAGCATTGCATCACTGTTAAAAGTTGGCGATATTATCTTTGTTTACGATAGCACTACTCCTAGCTTAGTATTGACTTACGTCAATGCAGTCTCTTCTGCTGGTGTAGTTGATATTGCAGACGGCACAACCGTAAGCGCAACTGATACAGACTAATCTGGTCTGAATCAAGCACAGGGCTGCTCTTGCAAAACAAGGGTAGCCCTTTATCACATTAAGGATCTGACATGGCTGCTGGCGATACCAGTTTATCAATCTGCTCAGACGCACTCATAATGCTTGGCGCTCGTCCTATATCGTCATTTAACGATGGTACGGATGAGGCTAATATTGCTGATCGACTTTATCATGACATCAAAAATCAAATCTTGATGACGTATCCTTGGTCGTTTAGTTTTAAAAAAGAAAAACTAGCACAGCTAGTAACTACTCCAACTAATGAATATCGTTACGAATATGCTTTAACTGGTGATCGTTTAGGATCTCCTCGCAAGATATTCAACACAGGAAATATTGGCGCTTACCCTATCCAATCTTATAAAATCATGGGTGATAAGGTGCTGACGAATGAGCAAACTATTTACGCTGAATATCAATATTCAACTCCAGAATTTGCTATGCCATCCTACTTTGTGCAGCTGCTCAAATATGTAATGGCTTGGCACTTTGCTTTACCAGTCACAGATCAAGTAGATAAGGCTCAATACTGGCAGAGTGTAGCTGTAGGATCTCCAGCTGAGAATGGTCGTGGTGGATATATGCGTACATCCATTAATATTGATGGACAGAATAATCCTGTACAGTCTATTGAAGACTACTCACTGATAGCGGTTAGATACTAATGACTCGTTTCGTATCACTACAAACAAACTTTTCTTCAGGAGAGATGGATCCACTATTGCTGGCTCGTGTGGATCTTGCTGCCTATCAGAATGCTTTGTCTGAGGCTACTAACGTAGTGATCCAGCCGCAAGGTGGATTGAGACGTAGAGCAGGTTTAAGGTACTTGTCTGCATTACCAAACGCTGGCGCAGAGTCTGCTGCTAATGGTGTGAGATGCGTTGCGTTTGAGTTTTCAACTTCAGATAGTTATATGCTTGTTTTTACACATAACAGAATGTATGTGTACCGAAACAAGATATTGATTACGAATATTAATGGATCTGGATTGTCGTATTTAAATACGTCTTCTTTAGGTTTAACTGGAGCAAGACTAAGTAGAATTTGCTGGACTCAATCAGCCGATACTTTAATCGTGGTGCATCCATCTATACCACCAATCAAGATCGTGCGTGGAGCCACTAACTCTGACTGGACTGGATCAGCGATTACGTTTGACTCTGTTCCTAAGTATGCGTTTACTCTTAGCGTAACTAATCCAGCTGCTACGCTGACACCATCAGCCGTAGCTGGAAAGATCACATTAACTGCTAGTGCATCAGTATTTACGGCTGGTAGTGTTGGGCAGTACGTGAATGCTAGTCCACAAGGTAGAGCCAAGATTGTTTCCTATACATCAGGCACAGTTGTGAACGCTATTACAGAGTTTCCATTCTTTAACTCTTCAGCTATTGCTTCAGGAAGCTGGGACTACGAATCAGGCTATGAGCCAGTTTGGTCAGCCACAAAAGGCTATCCGGCTACAGTTACATTCCACGAAGGTAGGCTTTACTTTGGTGGTAGCGAATCTAGACCATCTACTATTTGGGGTAGCAAGGTAGGTATATTCTTTGACTTTGAGGCTACCGAAGGATTAGATGACGATGCGGTAGAGGCAACACTAGACACGAATACTTACAACTCAATTACTGACATGATCTCAGGTCGAGATCTGCAAGTATTTACAACTGGTGGTGAGTTCTATATTCCTCAAAATGGATTAGAGCCAATTACACCGACTAACTTTTTTGTAAAGACAATTAGTCGTAACGGTAGCAAGGAAGGTATTCGAGTACAGCAGCTAGAGTCTGGCACTCTGTTTATTCAGCGCCAAGGTAAAGCTCTAAATGAGATGGCTTTCTCGGATACTCAGCTGACTTATTTAACGAATAAGATCTCTTTGCTGGCTGGTCATTTGCTAAAAAATCCAACTAAACTGGGATTGCGTAGAACTGTAGCTACAGACGAGAATGATTTGCTACTAATCATTAATAGCACAGCTGGCACAATGGCTGTCTTCTCATTGCTACGTCAACAGAATGTTATCGCTCCATCAGAGTTTGTTACCGATGGTGAGTTTATAGATGTTGGTGTAGATATCACTACAATCTACACAGTTGTTAAGCGTACTATTAACGGTGCGACTCAATATTATGTAGAGTATTTTGATGACGATACCTACACAGATTGCGCTGTTAAAGGCGGTGCGGCTGCAAGTGTATCTGTATCTCATTTAATTGGTAAAACAGTTAATATAAAGCTAGATGGAACTATTCAGCCTGATCAGGTAGTACCTGCTGGTGGTACAGTTACATTTGCTAGAGCAGCCACATCATCATATGAAGTTGGTTTGCCGTATACAGTAACTGTAGCAACTCAGCCAGTAGAATTAAGACTAGCAACTGGTACTCGCATTGGATTTAAAAAACGTATTGTGGAAGTTAATGCTGTGTTAAAAGATACGCAGCATTTAAAGATTAATAATATCGAAGTGCCTATTAGAAGTTTTGATATATCTGGAATATTAGATACTGACATTCCAGACTTCACTGGCATCAAGGTATTGCATGGGATCTTGGGATACTCTCAGGACGCAAAGATTACCGTATCTCAGAATCTCCCATTGAAAATGACGCTACTCGGTATCGAGTACAAAGTAGCTACACATCAGGGGACTTAACATGGCACAGTTAGTATTAGTTGCGGCTGCATTACAAGCATTTAGTTCTATTCAAGCTGGTCAAGCTCGTGGTAGACAATTACATTTGCAGGGAGCGCAAGCCAGTCTTGAGGGTCAACAACGTGCATTACAATATGAGCAGCAAGCTAACATGACTTTGCAAAAATTAAATGAAACAAATGCAGCTGCTAGAGCCAGAGGATCAGCTGGTGGTGTACAAGCTTTTGAGGGATCTGCTGCATTAATTCAAGATGTAAATGTTCGTAGAGCTGGTAAAGAGTTTGATATTTCTTTATCTAATGCTGCTGGTGCTGAAAGAATGGGACAAGCGCAAATGGGTATGTATGCATCAGCTGCTAGTCAAGCAGAGACGCAGGGATACTTTAATGCTGCTATTGCATTGGCTTCTGGTGGATATCAGTACAGTCAGATAGGCGCTCCTCCGGCAGCTGCTCAAACTGTTGGTAGCGCTCCAACAGATACCTCTTCTTACACATTTAGACGGTAATAGATATGCCATTGCCAGTATACCAACAATCAGGATTGCTATCTCAACCTACACAAAGGTTAGATTTTGCTGACTTGCGTGAAACAGAGAGATCATCACAAATGATGTCTCAGTCTCTTGATCGCTTGAGTGAATTTGCATTTAAGGCTGCTGCTAAGAAAGCAATCAGAGAAGGTGAGCAATGGGCATATAACAACCCAATCTCTGACGAGCAGATAGCGGCTGCAAAACGTGGAGCATTGGATATTGCTTTAGAGGCTCCTAAAGCTGGCACATTCTTTGGAGACTCAGCAAGAAAAATACAGGCTGGTCAACTTAGATCTACTCTTGAGTTACAAGCTAGAAGTGAGATTGCTAGAATATATCAAGATGTAGAGTCTGGTGCAATTACAGACATAAAAACTTTAGATGATCAATTTTACGCAATTCAAAAAGGTAACGGTAAGGTTATTGCATCATTAGATCCAGAGCAAGCAAATGCTTTTCAAGCATCTATAGCCACAGCAGCTAATCCTGTTTATCAGGCTGGCGCTAAAAAGATTGGTGAATTAACAGCTAAGTATATTGAAGACTTAGTAACTAGATCATTGGATAACTTTGATCCATTATTAAGATCATTAATTGATGAAAATACAGATCCAAAAAGAATATCTGATGAAATACAAATTCATAGAAAAGCATTATTAGGACAGGCAGTACAAACAAATAATGTTGCCGCATTTACTGCTGTTCAAAAAACTTTAGATTCAAAAATTGAAAAAGCATATATAGATAGAATATCTAATTACTTATCGTCTGATGAGTTTTCTATGGCTGCTCCAGACACAAGTTTTTCTTCAAGGCTTGCTGCTCTTGAAAGCGGCAATGCAGGAAAATATCAAGCAGTATGGTCAACATTGACTACTGAGTTACAAGATAAAATTAAGACTCAATTCTTAAAGCGTGAAGGCGAGAAAGAAAAAGCTTTACAGGTAGATCAAAAAGCAAAAGATAGTCAAAACAAAGAAGACTCAATTGATGCTTTAAACAAGTATTACAAAGGCGAAATAGGTCAAGAAGAAATAGTAAATACATTAATAGCGCTTGGTCAGGCAACTCCTGCTTTTCTTAAATCAATATACGCACAAGAAGAAAAACCAACTGATGCAAAGACGTTATTCTTTGTTGGCAACCAAATTGATAAAGGAGTTTTTGGTAGACAGGATATAGAAAAATATTACGCTAATGGAAAAATAAATCTTAAAGAATCTCTTGATTTTATAAAGCAGATTAAAACAGAATCAAGGGATTTTGCTGATGCAAAAATGATACTTAAAGGCAAATTAAAATTACCAGCTGATGGGTTTATAGTTGGTGACCAATATAAAAAGCAGCAAGAGAAATATGGTTCTATGCTTGCTGATTTGATTAATGCTTCTAATGAGGCAATAGCTGCTGGCAAACCTTTTAACCCAATTGCATACGCAAACAAAATGGCGGTAGAAGGAACTAGCCAATTGAATCAAGCTAACATTAAAGAAAAAGATGATGCGCTTGCTAACACATGGAGACGTCTTGGTTATACACCTCCTCAAGCAGGAACATTTTATACTGAACTTGAATTACAAAAAACACCAACTCCTGATAAAAAAGGGACTCTTTCAAAAGACGATATAAAGACAATTTTAAGATTGCAAAAGAATGCACAAGAGGCTAGAGAATGAATCTCGAAGAAAGATTTTTAAACCAAGCTGCTGCTGAAAAATTGCCTGAAGGTATTGTGGAGGTTCTTCCTCCAATAAGAGATCCAGATCAATTTTCTTCTACCGCTAGTAAGCGTGGAGATGGTGTTGGCTTTGCTACTGAAGCTGCTCAATCAAACGTGTCTGGTTCAAACGTAAATGGTCAGCAAGTTAAACCTACTAACCTTACATCATTGCCGCCAGTAACTGTAACAGCAACTAATGAACCATTAACTCCAGATCAAATAAATAAATTAATAAATGACCCAGCTCTTAGGTTTAGTGCTGTATCAGATCGAATTAGAGAAACATTTAATAATGAACCTAAATCAGAGCTGATACCTTTAAATAGAACTATGCGTCAAGAGTTAGCATATTCTATGCAGCAATTGCTTGTTGATAAATTTGGTGTTGATAATTACAGAGCTGGCAGACTTTCTGAAAGTGTATTCGGTGGGGACAGAAGTGGCGCTCCTCTAGGTCTTGGTTTAATTGATGTGACTCCTTTTGTTATACCTCTAGCGTTTCAGGAATCTGGTCTATCAGCTCAAGAGTCATTTAAGTCTGCTGATCGTGGAGACTTAGGACAAGCTGCGGCTAATTATGGTGTTGGTATGGTGCAAGGCGCAGAAGCTATTCCTGCTGTAGGTATGGCTGTCAAAGGATTAAAAGCTGGCGCTAAATCATTGGCTCCAAATATTGCTGATGTTATGGAATCTGGAATGCGTAAGACTGGCATGATCATGGACATTGTGCCACCAGCTCCGTTTAATGATGTTGAAAAAAGCATAGTAACTAATGCTGCTGGAGATAATCCAGAATTAATGAAGTTAGGTGAAACCGCAGTTCAAAATATTAAGTCTAACTATCCTGAATCAAATGGATGGGTTCCAATAGAAATTAAAAATCTAACATTTAAAACTGCAAAAGATGGCAGTAAAACACCAAAAATTGAAGCAGAGAAAGTTCCATATAACTTCCATATTCCACCAGATGGAGTTAGTGAGCCTGTTTGGAAATCAAATATTACTTCAAAAATAGTTGGTGAAGTTCAAGACGTTGTTAAAAGAGCTAACTCTGGTGATCAAGCAGCGGTTGAAATAATAAATCAAGCAAGCTGGTATCGCTCAATGAGAGACAGGCTGCGTAAAGAATTTGGTGGTATTGGTGATGTGTTCGCTGATGTTCTTGGAACTACATCTGCACAAACTGGTGTAGAGCAAAACTTTGAAAACGCTGTAGAAATATTGCGTAGATTTTCTCGTGGTGAGTATGATAAAGAATTAGCTGCATACGAAAATAGAATTAAATCTGGAAAGAAAGTTGATCCTAAAACTTTAACAGCAATGCATAAGAGCGGTGAATTTACTCTTATAACAAAAGCTAGTGGTGAATTATTTAATACAAATAGTCCGTCATCAATGGCTGCTTTGCTTGATATGTTTAGATCAGTAAAAAGCGGTGATTCTCCAAAGACACCAAACTTCACAGGTAATTTAATTGGTTTAACAAACGAAGCAACTATTGATGTGTGGGCTGCTCGTATGTTACGAAGAATGGCTGACTTACCAAGAATACCGCCACCAGCCGAAAAAGGTGTGCAAGGAAAACACCTTGTTGGATCAAGCTTGTTTAATCCAAAAGTTGGCAGTGAGTTTGGATTTGGTCAGGCAGTATTTAAAGATGCGGCAGATCAAATAAATCAAAGCGGAATTGTTAAGCGTGTAGCTCCACAAATTGGTAACCTTGGCCCAGATGATTTACAGGCTGTAGCTTGGTTTATTGAAAAAGAAAAATGGACTAATAGCGGCTGGACAAGTAAAGCTGGTGAAGGTGGATCACTTGATTATGAAATGTCTCTTGCTGGCGCACCAGATCCGCAAGCAGTTAAAGATTTGCGTAGAGATATAAATAAAGGATTTACATCAATATCACCTCGTAAAGCAGAAGTAGAAGACGCAGGTTATCAAGTTTTTGAATATAGAAACAATAAAGCAAGGCAAGCTTTTGAGGCAGGTAAGCCAGCGAAAAAAGCGCAACTTAAATCTATGGAAGCAAATGTAGATAGATACGTCCTTGGCATTTCTGGTGAGCGCCCTAATAAACCTATGAGTAACTATGCTCAAGCAGAACTTGCGGCTGAACACGATGACGTTGTGCGTAATGATAAATCTGTACTTTCATACAATCTTACAAATACGTTTGGTTCTTTTATGGGTCAAACAGAAAGAGCTTTAAATGCTGAATTTATTACAACACAAAAATTTAATCCGTCAGCATTAGAAAGAAGACTTGTTGAGCAAGGTAAGCAATACGATCAAGACGCTGTATTTATATCTAAAGTATTGCCGGATGGATCAAGTCCTAACGCTCGTCCAGCTGTAGAAATTTACTTTAAGCAAAAAATAACTCCACAGCAAATGGAGTCAGTTACACAAAAGTTAAGAAAATATGGTGTTGATGGGTTTACATATGTAACCGATATGCGATTTAGTGATCGTATTAATATGCAAGCAAAGGCTGGCGGTGCAGATACAGCTGGCTTAAATGGTATACGTTTCCAATATATTCCTGAATTCGATGATGCATATAATGCAACAAATCGATCAGCAATAATGACGGAAAAACAAAATCTGTTTAGAAAGATTGTTCGAGATATAATAAAAGAGGGTAATGTATCTGATGCTCGTGTTGTGCATTACGACACAAAAGTTTATTTTAGGGATGACTACGATGCTTACATTGCAAGAACAGCTGGAAATGGAAATCAAGGAAAACGGGGAGTCGGATCCGCTGGTGCAAATGCTGCGGAACCAGATACAAGCGGAGAAGTCGGGAAAGAATTTACAAGAGCTGTATCTGACAGGCTCCGTAAAAAGGGAACAGCCACAGGCAAAGTAAATAAAACTAGTACCGCTAAAAACAAAGGGGCTGAATAATGGCTATTGAATCTCTTAATCAGCGCTTAGACCAACTATCCCCTGAGAATTTACAGGTACAGCAGACGCTACCTAACATTGAGCAGCCACCGTTTAATGAGGATACTGAGGCTATTCTACCTGCCGATGAGCAGCCAGTAGACGAGTTTGTGCCGGAGGCTGGTCTATTTACTCAGCTAGTTAGAAAGCAGATCAAGAAAGCTCCGCTAAGTACAGAGCGCAAGATCCTGCAAAAAGATATCCAATCTGGCAAGGTGGGTTCGTACTCTGTAATTAGAGAGGATGCGCCAGTCAATGAGATCTTAAACAAGGCTGCCACCACCACAGCATCAGGCAGACCATCTCCTACCCAAGCGCAGATAGATGCGGGTGTAGAAAAGACTGTATTTAATCTGGATCAGATTAAGGACGTAGACGGTGTGCGTCAATTTATTGAGGCTACCGCATTACAGTATGGAGCTAATAAGCTGCCAAAGATGTCTTATAAGGAAGTGGCTGAGAAGGCTGCTGAAGACGGCTATGACGAGCGCTTTATAGCTAGGATACTAGATCCTAAAGTACAGACAACCGCCAGTCCAGAGGAAGCATACAAGATGATGCTTGCTATTACTGATGCTGGTAAACGTGCGTTTGACCTTGGTGAACAGGTAAAGCTTGCAGCTAACAATGGATCATTGAATGCTGATCTTGCTACTAAATTTCATCAAGCTGTCGCTCTTGAGGGTGTGCTGCTTAAAGCTGCCAAGGGAAGACAGGCTGACATAGCTCGAACTTTAGGTATATTCTCACAGGCTCGTACATCAAGCGCTGCTAGAGGCGCACAACTAGATACAATCCTTAATGAGGCTGGTGGCATTAGAAATTCATTCGAGCTGGCTAATAGCTACACTGCGTTGGATACTCGTGCCGCTCGCTCTGCTTTGGCAGAAAAGACAATCTCAGGCACATTTCGTGATGTGTGGTACTCGACATGGATTAACGGTCTATTATCATCTGGAGTTACTCACGCAAAGAACATAGTAGGTAATGCTGCATTTGGTGCGTATCAGATACCAGAAAGAGTTATAGCGTCAGGCATTGGCAAGACTAGGAATTTTATTTTTAGTGGTGGCGAGGAAGCAATTCAGCTAAATGAAATTCATGCTCAAGCTATGGGTATGCTGCAAGGTATGCGTGAAGGTGGAAGCATAGCTGTTACTGCATTTAAAAAGAATGAGCCTACTGATGCGCTGGCTAAGATTGAAAACTTTAGGAATGGTAGAGATACGTTTGATGTTTCATTCGGTGACTCTACTACAGCACAGGCTCTTAATGGAGCGATGAAGTTTTGGGGCGGTCTTGTAACCTTACCTAGTCGTGCGCTAATGGCAGAGGATGAATTCTTTAAAGCTGTCGGATACCGCATGGAATTAAATGCACTGGTAACTAGAGAGGCTAACAAGGAATACAGTAACTTAATTAAAAATGGTGTTGATGAAGTTACAGCTGCACAGCAATCGGCAGCATTGCATCAAAAGCTTTTGGTTGAGCCTACAGCTGAAATTGAAGAGGCGGCTAAGTCAATGGCTTCAACTGTAACTTTTACAAGAGATCTTGAGGAAGGGTTGCAGGGCGCTCAAAGATTCTTAAAGGACACACCAGTCCTAAAAATATTCTTCCCATTCGTTAAGACTCCTACCAATATTGCGATGGAGGCTATGAGTCGCACACCAGTTTTAAACTTAGCATCTCCTAGATTTTGGGCTGACTTTAATGCTGGTGGAATTCAACGAGATATGGCTATGGCTAGAGTTACTCTAGGCGCTGGCATTATTTATGGTGCTGGATCATACGCTCTTGATGGCAGAATAACTGGGTATGGGCCAATGCGAGATGAGGACAAGAAAGCTTTAGAAGGTACAGGTTGGCAGCAGTTTTCATTTGTGTTTAATAAGTCTGATGTCAGTCCAGAGTTGATTGCTCAGTACAAACAAATTACTCAGATCAAAGAGACACCAGATAAAGTGTATATCAGCTACGCTGGTATCGAACCATTCTCATCCATGATGTCTATTGCTGCCACAGCTGGTGAGTATGCGATGGTAGACGGTAGCGAAGTAGACATGGAAAAGCTAATGATGGGTGGCGCTTTAGGTTTATACCAGTACACATCCGAACAGCCTATGCTGCAAGGCTACGGTGAGCTGATGAAAATGTTTTCATCCAAGGCGAAGGATGCACCATCAATGCTTTATAACGTGATGGCACAGGTATCCAAACAGACTAGCTCATATGTGATTGGTGGATCTCCACTTGGCGCTTACTCATCATTTATTGCCAGCATCGAGCGTGTTATGAAACCAGAGAAAAGCTTAGTCATGGAGGCAGTATCTCCTGATGACGTTGGCATTCTTTCTGGTGCTGAGAAGGGATTTTGGGAGGCATACGCACAAGCCAAGTCTAGAAATCCACTTACATCAGATACGCTACCAGTGCAGCTAGATCCAATTACAGGCAATGAGAAACGCATAGGTAAAGGTAATTGGGCTGAAATGTTTGATCCGTTTAAATCAAGCGATGGTAAGTATTCGCCAGCTCATGCTGTACTAGTGGAATACAAAGTGCCAATGCCTAAGATACCAAAGAAAATTGACGGTGTTGAATTAACGGATAAGCAATACAATCAATGGATTGAAATAGCTACGCAAACTTTTAATCTTGAAGAGAACATTGTTAAGCTTGGATCTAGTAAAGAGTTTAGAGCATATGCATCACAGGATCTTGCTGGCGCACAATTATTGATAACTAAGCTTATATCTGATGCGTACAACGGTACACCAACTAATCAAGGTGCTAAATACATATTGCTTGCTGATCCAGAGAATATGGATCTAGCTGATGCAATTGAAGGTGTAAAAGAAAAGCAGCGTGAATATGGTAAATATAAACAGTAAGGACTAACATGGCAAACTATCCAATATCAAACGTATCACGCAGAGTGGTCTACACAGGTAGTGCTGGTGTGGGGCCATACGCATTTACATTCGAGATCATTAACTCAGGTGACGTAGATGTCTACAAGAATGACACGCTACTAACGCTGACCACTAACTACACAGTAACGATCAATAGCAATGGCACAGGATCTGTAACTCTGGTGGTGGCTGCTACTGGCTCTGATCGTATAACGATTGTTGGCGCTAGAGCGATTGAGCGCACCACAGACTTTGTAACTGGTGGTGACTTGTTTGCTAATACTCTGAATGAAGAGATCGACTCGCAGACTATCTTTGTGCAGCAGGTAGCAGAGACAGCGGAGCGCTCGATCAAGGCTCCAGTAACTGATCCTACCAACATCAACATGACTCTGCCATCGCAGACATCACGAGCTGGTAAGACGTTAGCGTTTGACTCTAGCGGTAATCCTACCATTGGTGATGATATAGGTAACTGGCGAGGTGACTGGACTACGTCTACCGCCTATAGTGTGCGTGACATGGTTCGTGATGCAAGTAACTATAATGTCTATCGATGCAATACTGCTCACACTTCTACAGGCACAACTCCAATATCAACAAACGCTGACTCTGCTAAGTGGGATTTAATTATTGACGCAGCAGCAGCTGGAGCCAGCGCAACACTAGCATCAGACTGGGCAAAGAAAACAAATGGCATAGTAGAGTCTACCGACTACTCTTCCAAGGCTTATGCAATTGGCGGCACTGGTGTAACTGATACAGCTGGTCGTGGAGCTGCTAAAGAGTGGGCTACCAAAACTAGCGGCACAGTAGATGGCACTGAATACTCAGCAAAGTATTACTCTCAGGCAGCAGGTACATCAGCAACTAATGCAAGTAACAGCGCATCAGCTGCAAGCACATCAGCTACTAACGCAAGCAATAGCGCAAGCGCTGCAAGCACATCAGCTACCAATGCTTCTAACAGTGCAACAGCATCAGCAACTAGCGCAACTAACGCAAGTAACAGCGCAACATCTGCATCAACGTCAGCCACAAACGCTGCCAACTCAGCAGCACTAGCAGCAGCCTATGCAGCCTCTGGACTCTATTCATCAGTTATAGACAAGAGCGCAAACTATACGGTAGTAATCGGTGATGCTGGTGCGTTGATTCGTGTGACTACAACTAGTGGTGCAATAGCAATCACACTCCCAGCAATCAGCACAGTAGTTGATGGATTTAAAGTTGCTATAGTTAAATGGACTGGTGACGCTAATGCTGTGACGGTTAGTCGATCTGGATCGGACACGATTAACGGTGCAACATCAGCATCCATTTCATCACAATACGCAAGCTCTACATTTGTAGCAGACTTTGAAACTAATCAATGGTTTGTTTCATCAAGTGGAGTTGGTGCTACAAACGTAAACGTACAAGCATTTAGCGGTAACGGATCTACGGTAGCGTTTACCATGTCTAGCGATGCAGGTAACGAAAACAATACTCAGGTATTCGTATCTGGTATCTACCAAGAGAAAGACACCTATTCAATATCCGGCACTACGCTGACATTCAGCACTGCTCCACCTACAGGCACTAGCAATATTGAGGTAGTGTGGACTACACCACTAGCGATTGGTACACCAAGTGACGGAACTGTTACTACAACAAAGATAGTTAATGGAAATGTAACTCCAGCTAAACTTGATCGTGCCTATGCTGAACTAGCCGCAGCACAATCGTTTACAGCAGCACAGCGTGGAGCCGTGGTTGCGCTAACTGATGGTGCAACAATTACAGCAGACTTTGCTCTAGCAAATAACTTTAGCGTAACTCTTGGTGGTAATCGCACACTAGGCAATCCAACTAATGTGGTGGTTGGTCAATCTGGAATCATTAAGATTACTCAAGATGCTACTGGATCACGCACATTAGCTTACGGATCTAGCTGGGACTTCTCTGGCGGTGTGGCTCCGACTTTAACTATTACTGCTAACGCTGTAGACATACTTGCTTACTATGTTGATGGCTCAACTAACATTACTGCTCGTTTAATTGGGGACAGACGATGAGTGTACTAGGAGGTAATCCGTTACTGCTTGGCAGTGGTGATGCTGCTGGGTTTACTACTCAGCGTAGTGTGCGACTGCGGTCGAGTAACTCTGCTAACTTTAGTCGGACATTTGCCGCTAATCCTACTGTAAGAACAAAGTTTCATCTTCATTGGATTGTAAAAAGAGGCTCTTTAGGAACCGATCAAAGAATGTTTAGCGGGTACGGTGGTGCTTCTGGTGACAGTACATTTATTATTTTTAATTCAAGTAATAATTTGGTTTTTAATGTTGGTGGAAGTAATGGGGTATTAACAAGTAATGCTGTTTTCCGTGATCCATCTGCTTGGTATATTTTTGATTTAGCTTTTGATAGCACACAGGCAACAGCAGCAAATAGAGCAATATTGTGGGTTAATGGAGTTCAGCAAACATGGGCATCTGGTACTGTTACTTTAAATGGAAATCCTGAAGTTACCCTTGCAAATGGGAATAATAAAATAGGTTCTAATTGGGATAATAGTTTATATTTTGATGGTTATTTTTCAGAGTTTTATTTCATTGATGGTCAAGCATTAACACCATCAGCATTCGGTGAGTACGATGCTGTGCGTAACACGCAGTGGAAACCAAAAAGATATACAGGAACATACGGCACTAACGGATTCTATCTAAACTTTAGCGACAACAGTAATAACACTGCTGCCACCATCGGCAAGGACAGCTCTGGTAACAGTAACAACTGGACACCTAACGGCATCAGCGTTACAGCTGGTATAACGTATGACAGCATGACTGATGTGCCTACGCTGACAAGTGAGACTGCAAGTAATTTTGCTACGTTAAATCCAGTAGATACTGGTGGAGGTAGTGTTACTTTGTCTGGAGGAAACCTTAATTATTCTATTGCTAGTGGAGCAGGATCTCAGGTTCGAGGAACCATTGGTGCAGATCTTTCATCTAAATGGTATTGGGAATATACAAACGGTACAACTGCAACTGCACTAAATCCAGTTATGTTTGGTATTTCAACGGTTGATGGACAAATAACAAATAACAGCACTTCACTTAAATTAGCCGCAATAATTTACACAGATGGTGTAACAAACTATTTAGCTAGTAAATATATTAATGGCGCTGGAACATCTGTTACTACCCAATTTAGAAGTGCTGCTATTGGTGACATATTCCAAATTGCTTATGATGCTGCAACTGGAAATTTATGGTTTGGTAAAAACAATACATGGTATGACGCAACAAACGGAACAACTGGGAATCCGTCAACTGGTGCAAACCCAGTTTTTACACTTCCAACTGGGAGTTCAATGACACCGTTTTTAGCTAATCTTGGGGCTACATATACTGGCTCTTTGAATTGCGGTCAACGTCCATTTGTGCAACCAGTGCCTACAGGTTTCAAGTCACTCAACACTTACAACTTACCTGACGGTAACGTAACTAGCAGCGATGACTACCACAAGATATATAGCTACACTGGTAACGGTGGTGGCTTGCAGGTAGGTGAGATACAAAAGCCAGCGTCTCTGTTTAATCTTGATCGTAGCTTGCGGTTCAGATCAAGTGCGAGTGCGTACTTGAGTAGAACTCCTGCTAGTGCTACTAATCGTAAGACATGGACATGGAGTGGATGGGTTAAGCGTGGGGCTTTAGGTGTTAATTTAAGCATCATGGGCGCTCAAGCAAATGGTAATTCTAATACACAAAGATTAAATTTATTTTGGCAAGCAACAACAGATACTTTATGTATTAATGATGAGCAAATTAATATAAGCACTAACTTTGCTTTAGTTACAACTAGAACATTTAAAGATCCATCTAAGTGGTATCACATATTAGTTTTAGTAGATACAACACAAGCAACATCAAGCAATCGATTAAAGTTATATATTGATGGAATTCAAGAAACAGTATTTTCAACTGCTGTTTATCCATCATTAAACTTTGACTCAGCAATGAATAATACTGTTGCCCATTACCATGGTTATTACAATAACTTAGGCACAACTATTTTTTACAATGATGGATATCTTGCTGATATTTATTTAATAGATGGTCAGGCTTTAGATCCTACAAGTTTTGGCACATACGATGGTAACTTCTACTGGACTCCTAAAGCCTACACAGGCACATACGGAACCAATGGTTTCCACCTAGAGTTTGAAGACTTCAGCGCTGCTACTGCTGCTGCTATTGGTAAGGATACGTCTGGTAATGGAAACAACTGGACACCTAGTGCAGGTATTAACCTGACTACACCAGCTAATACGAATACGTCATGGGATAGTATGGTTGATGTGCCTACATTAACTAGTGCTGATGTAGCTAACTTCTGTACGTTAAATCCTCTTGCTGCTAGCACAAGCACAGTACCAACTCAAGGTAATCTATACCTTGGCAACAATGCCGTAAATAACTTTGCTTGCGTTGCTACGCTAGGTGTATCTAGTGGTAAGTGGTATTGGGAGTTAAAGCCAGATAGTAATTTTGTTGGAGTTGGAGTCACACCGCTATCTGCACTTCCAGCGAATACTTGGACAGGTGCATCAGGCTCTCAAGCAAAAGCATACTATTCATCTAATGGTCAGAAGTATGACAATGGCACAGGTACTGCATATGGTGCAACGTGGACATCCGCAGACCTTATTGGTGTTGCGCTTGACATGGATGCCGGAACAATTACTTTTTACAAGAATGGTACAAGTCAGGGTGTGGCTTTTACAGGTTTAACAGGTGTTTACTATCCTGTAATAGGTGGACCAAATACTTACAACTCTGGATATATAAACTTTGGACAACGCCCATTTCAGTATTCTAATTTTGGAACTGACCGTCCTGCCGCTACATTTAAGTCACTCAACTCATTCAACGTAGCAGAAATATTGGGTGACGTAGAGACACCAGATTTTGTGTGGATCAAGTCACGTAGTGCTAGTGGTGATCACGCATTGTTTAATAGTGTAGTTGGAGCAGGGAAGTATTTCAGAAGCAACAGTGGTAATGGTGAAGTTACCGATGTCAACTCGCTTATCCAGTTCAACAAGAATGGATTTTTGCTAGGCAATGCAGCTATCGTTAATACTTCTGCCACTACCTATGTTGCATCAGTATGGAAAGCTGGGAATACTACGGTAACAAATACAGCAGGAACTATCTCATCGCAAGTAAGGGCTAATCCTAGCGCTGGCTTTAGTATTGTTACTTATACAGGTACAGGCGCTAATGCTACGGTAGGGCATGGTTTAGGTGTTGCTCCTAAGATGATAATAATCAAGTCTAAAACAGTAGTTCAAGATTGGGCTGTATATCATTCAAATTTAACAAGTGCAATATATTGGTTACAACTTAATGGTACTGGCACACAAAACAATAACGCAGCTGTATGGAATAGTACAGCCCCAACATCTAGCGTATTTTCTGTGGGTACTGCAAGCGTATCAAATGCAACAAGCGGTTTAGTTGCTTATTGCTTTGCGGATGTAAATGGATTTAGTAAGTTTGGATCATACATATCTAACAATGCAACCGATGGCCCATTTGTCTATACAGGATTTAGACCTCGTTGGCTTATGGTGAAACGTGCCATTGTTGGATCAGGTACTGGCGGTTGGTTTATGTATGATGCAGAAAGAAATACTTACAACGTAATGGATAAATATTTATTTGCTGAAGGTACTGCTGGAGATAATACTCTTGCTGTGTTTGACTTTACATCAAACGGATTCAAGATTAGATCGAATAACGTACACGTTAATACAACTGCTGGCGATACCTACATCTACATGGCATTTGCTGAACATCCTTTTAAATACGCACTAGCGAGGTAATCATGTATCTAATAAATGGAAGACCAATACCACAAGACTCACCATTCACTGATGCCAGTGGCACACAGTACCCAGCCAACTGGATTAGACTTTCTAGTGATGCAGAGAAAGCAGCCATAGGCATAGAATGGATAGCAGATCCAGAGCCATTTGATGATCGCTTCTACTGGAGTGCTGGTCACGCAAAGGATCTAGACCAGTGCAAGGCTATGCTGATAGCACAGGTAAAGTAGAATGCCAGTGGCTTTCTGTCTACTACTGACTGGAAAGTAGTGCGCTTTGCTGAGACAGGCACAGCTGTAGACACTGCGACTAGCGAGTACCGTGCAGCAGTTCGTGCTGCATCCAACGCTAACGAGGCTGCGATAGATGAGTGCGACACAGTAGATGAGTTGGCTGCACTCCAATTAACTTGGGTTGAGGAGCAATAACATGGCACTTACAAAAACACAGATAGCAATGCTTGAGGCTACTGGCACACCAGACAACACAACATTCCTGCGAGGCGATGGTGCGTGGGGTGTACCAGCTGGCACTAGCAGTGGTGGTTTTTCTAACATGCAGGTCTTTACTTCTACAGGTACGTTCACTGTCCCAGCAGGTATTACTAAAGTTAAGGTTACTGTAGTAGGTGGTGGTGGCGGAAGTGCATCGACAGCCGGTGCAGGGGGAGGTACTTCATCATTTGGTGCATATTGCTCTGCAACTGGTGGCGCTCGTGGGGTTAATGGCACTGGCGGGACAGGAGGGGCGGGGTCGGGCGGTACGCTAAACATACTTGGCAGTTATGCTACGTCTGCTAGTGCTGGAGGTAGCGATTCTTTTAGTACGGATATATCGGGCGGCAGTTCTATATTTGGTAATGCTAGTTATGGCGCAGGGGCTATGGGTATTTGGGTGAATGCAGGAGGGTCTGGAGTTATTGCTGGAGGGGGAGCAGGTGGCACTGCTATAGAAGTTATTTCAGGTTTAACTGCGGGAGGCACCGTAGCAGTTACTGTTGGTGCTGCTGGTACGGGAAGTTCTGCAAATGGATATGCGGGTGTAGTTATTGTTGAATATTGATGGAGTAAAACAAAATGAAAAACGCTTTAATTTCTCCTAACGAAAAAGTTTATAAATACGATAGTACTTTGTTGGGTGTAAGAGTTGCTGAAGTATCTGATACTACGTTTGAAGTTAACCCTATTTTATTTTGGGTCGAGTGCGCTGACGATGTTGTAGCAGATCGTTTTTACTATGACACAGAGACGCAAACTATTATTGCCATTCCAGTTAAGCCTATACCTTTGGATGAATAATCATGGTAACAGTAAACGAGATCGAAACCAAACTAATCACGCACGAGGCTGTATGTGCAGAGCGCTATAACACTTTCATTATGCGAGTAGATAGATTAGAGAAGCTGCTAATCAAAGCTGCTGGTGTAATGATTATGGGCATGGCTGGTGTGATCATATCGATACTGCTAAAAGGTATCTAAGATGGAGCCGATCTCCACTGCCATTATGGTTGTGCAGGGTGTTGGCACTATCATCAAAGGTATCAGAAGCTTTGCTGATGAGGCTAACAAGGCGGTCGGTGAGATTAATAAATGCGTTGAGGCTGGTAAGAAACTTAAAGACTCGATGGCTCCCATTGGTAAATTCTTTTCTGCTGCTGGTAAGTACGAGGCTGCTCGAGTACAGCTGGAAGACGCAAAGCAAAAGCAGGACAAGGCAATAGCTGCTGGTAATCCTGTTGCTGATGCTATGTCTGACGCTGAGTACGTCATGGAGATGATGACTATTGATCGTCAGATCAAGCAGCACTACGATGACATCAAACACTATTTCATATATCACTTTGATGAAGCTGGTATGTGGGATGACTTCTCATCAAGGCTTGATAAGCTTAGAAAAGATCGTGAAGACAAAGCAGAGGCTAGACGCAGAGAAGAGACTGAGAGAA